GCTAGGAGCCAAACAATATAACCCCATCAGTGCGAATAAGCTAAATGCAATTAGAGGGTTAAAGGTTAGCCAGAAGGCAAACACTGCTGGCCCCATAAGTATAGTTATAATGGTAATCTCGTTTCCAGCTGTTACCGTGATGATGGTCACCAGCAAGTAGAACACTCCAAACAGTCCGAACAATCTCATTTGATCCCGCTCTTCTATTTTCCATAGTTCCATAATTAAATACCTCTTAGGTTAGTAAAAAAGGCTAGCCACACGGGCCAGCCTAAGTAGATCAATTAGATGTCTTCATCATCTATTCCTTCGTAATCAAGCATTAGCTGTCTGATGTCTACTGTAATGTATTGATACAGTTCATCAGCCATAAGCTCATCAATCAAACGAGCTTGAGCTTGACGTTTGTCAGATTCAGTAGCTCGAATCTTAACTTCACACGTATGGATATCATCAAGGTGACGCAGTATCCGCTCCGTGTTTTCTAGGTTTGTCGGTATAGCCATAATTAAATACCTCTTAGGTTAATCTTCGACAGGGACACCAATAGGGTGAGGTAGAGTACCATCGGCCAATTGGCTATCATGGTGATCTTTCTCTAATGCCTGCCAGTTAACACTTAAGTACATAAACATACCGTGTTTAACTAGGCGTTGCTGTATGTCTTCTTCAACAACGTTAAGATCATTCTTCATTTCCCTGATCTTATTCTTAAGGAATATCCTATCCTTAATTCGTTGCTCTAAAAAACGTGACCGTTTGTGGACCATAATTAAATACCTCTTAGGTTAATAAAAAGGGTGACACCTAAGTAAGCATGTCACCCTCCCAACCAGCTAGGTCAGCTGATCTAGCTGGATCTAACTAGCGACACTAACAAACTTCTTTTTGGTAACTTCCTTAGCTACCGTTTCGAAGTTGTTGAATGCCGCTTGCAATGCAATGCACGTTGCTGGCTCAAGACCCTGATAATTCTCGTCAGTATCGTTGAGTTTCGCAACAAATGACCCTAAAACCTTCACCCTCTTGAGTAGATCTTCATTAGGTGCAACTGGGGTTTTAGGTTTGCCCGGCTTCTTAGGTTTAGATTCAAGTACAGGTTCTAAGGGCATATCATCCTCATCACCGTCACTGTCAAGCCAGAGCTTGTGATCAATATCATACTGAATCACTCGCTCTTTATGCTCAATCTTCCTGAACCCGTGCCAGGTTTCAATCCCCTGCTCAAGGATACGATTCATTACTGAACCAATTTCCTGATCAGCGAGTCTGGCATTACCAGTGCAGCGGATACTCTTCTGTTTTTCGGTGCCACCTGTACAGGCTTTCCCTCTTTTCAGTTTAAGTTTCCGCTCATCAGCTGACATCATGAACATTTCAAAGCGAGCAGCATTAAGCCGCTTCTCAGCGACAGCCCGTTCGAAAGATTCATATTCAGCCAGTGAAGCCGTGGATACATCGGGGTAAGTACGCGGACTAACTAACGTAGTCCAGTGTTTAGGCTGACCCGTTTCAGGGTCAACCGGAGAGGGATTCTTGCCCTCTTCCCGTCCAAAGTACCATTGCAAGTTTACGGCGACTGTCTTAATCGCCGCGCCTATACCTCTAAACTTAGAGATTACGGCTTCGGGTACAGGTGGCTGATTGTCACCTGCTGTATCGTTTGATATTGGTGTTGTCTCACCATCTAACTCTGAAGTAGTCATAATAGGCATAAAGCCCTCTTAGTTACTCTGGAGTTAGACACTCATCAAGTTAGACGAGCGTCTAACCGGATACAAGACAGTATTGCGTCTTGATAGTATCATTGTATACCTGATACGCCAATACACAATAGATACAGCAAGAATCAACCATATATAGATAGGATAGACCCACCGCACCCCCATACCCCACTTTTTTAAAAAAGGGAGTCGCTATATAATTACTATTCCAGACGAATGAATTGTTATTTTGGTCCCCCACAGGGATACCCTGACTACTTTTCAGTTCCATATACAAAAAATTTTTTTCAGAATTTTGTGTTTCCTCCCCTTCGCAAAAATGTTATAGTGCGCCCATGATAGACGTCCCAAAGTCGTTCAATTTGGCAGGACGAAAGTGGTGTGTTTATTTCCTAGACCAAGATGCGGCAGAAAAGCAATACGGCGGACACCATGACGATTTAGACGCTAGTGGTCTATCTTCATCAAGGCAGGCAGAGCTATACATCGTTGACAGGGACGACGAAGCCGAAGAATACCGGCGGATAACTTTTTGGCACGAACTCGTACATGGCATGCTGTCTACACTAGGTAGACATGAGAGTACCCATGATGAAGTGCTGGTTGATGGACTGGCCTATATGCTGAACGAGTTTGACAAAACACGTCGGGGTAAAACTAACCTTGATTGACCCCAACCTTGAGCAGTATGCAACACCTAAGCAGTGGGAGTACTACTGTGCGTGGGAGGAAACCGGCAGCTCACATAAGGCGGCAAAAGCGCTGGGGGTAAGCCAGTCAGGCGTAGTACGGGCGGCAGCCGCACTAAGAAAAACAGCAGCCCGAAGGGGGTATGCCCCTGGCAATGACTTTACCCACCAGACAGCCCCGGGTTTCACAATAAAACGGGTGTCGTCTTACTACAAAGGCAAAGAAGGAGACCCTAACCAATGGGTCATACAGGAGCAAGAGAAAGCTGCACAGGCTGAGAAACTCAAAGACTTCGCTGAAGGACTTATAGAAACCCAAGCGGTAAAGACCAAGAAACCTAAAGGATATGCCAGTAAAGACCTGCTGCCCTCACTGATTATCGGGGACGCCCACATAGGCATGCTGGCGTGGCGTAGAGAGACAGGTGGGCATGATTTTGATGCAAATACTGCGGTAAAAGACCTCATTGAGGCTGCGGAACACCTGATTGCCGCTGCTCCCTCGGCTGAAAATGCGCTACTGGTAGACGTTGGTGATTTCCTACATATCGACGATTTTAAGTCAATGACCCCCAATGATACCCTCCTAGACTCGGATTCACGCTACCCGAGACTGCTAAAGATGGCGGGAATGGTAATGAGACACATTATCAATCGCATGTTGCGTAAGTTTAAGAACGTAACGGTCATCATAGCGAGGGGGAACCACAACCCCAGTTCAGCCGTAGCCGTAGCGCTTATGTTGGATTTCTTTTACGACAAGGAGCCAAGAGTCACTGTTTTAGAGACCGCTGGAACATTTCACTATATGGAGTTTGGCAATCACCTGATTGGGGTCAATCATGGAGATAAGATTAAGGCAGCTCGGTTAGTCTCGCTTATGGCAAGGGATAAGCCAAAGGAATGGGGCAGAACAAAATTCAGGCATTGGTGGGTTGGTCACATACACCATAAGAAAGCCGAAGAGATAGATGGCTGTGTTGTCGAGAGTTTCAACACGCTAGCCCCAAGGGACGCGTGGCATGCAGCAAATGGGTACGGCGCGGGGCAGGCGATGGAGTTAATCACGCTACACAAGGAGAAAGGGCAGCACTCCAGAAGTATATACAACCTGCCTGACAAGGAGGACGAGCAGGAGGACGAGCAGGAGGACGAGCAGGAGGACGAGCAGGAGGACGAGCAGGAGGACGAGCAGGAGGAGTAGGTCTACCCTGATTACTCATGGTAACTTAACTATCCTGTCACGCTAATCCTTTACATTCTGTTCTATTTTAGTTATATTCGCTGAACACAGCGAATAGCTTGCGAGAAACCAATGTCCCTACTTCTGGAACCAGAGATAGGTGTACCCTTTGAGCCCACTACCAAGTACATGGACTTGCGAGTGCGGGCCGAGGCTGCATGCACCACAGCACTTGAGCTAGCCGAGCATGGGCTGGACTTAACCCCTAACGCCACTGACAAAGACACAGCTGCCAGACTATCACTTGCTTATGCGGAAGACCCGAAGAAAGCCTCTCGTGCAGTAACAGAGAAGCGGGCAGCGGGGCTATCTGCGCCCGCCTTAGTACTTACAGGAAACATACTCAAGGAGTTTGGGCATTCTGTAGCGAAGAGCGCTACTGAAGTAAGACATCTGATAACTAATAAGCTGATCCTAGAGACTGAGAGCCCAGACGGGCGGGTACGCCTACGTGCCCTTGAGCTGCTTGGTAAGATATCCGACGTGGGGCTGTTTTCAGAGAAATCAGAGGTAACAGTGACCCACCAGTCAACTGAAGACCTGCGGGAGAGCCTCAAAGAGAAGCTCATGGGGCACCTCAACATAGAGGATGCCGAGGACGCAGAGTTTGTGAACGTTGATGAGGAGCTGGGACTGAAAGAAGTGGAGGAGGTAGTTGAGTAACGCCGCCCTAGCAGAAGAACTGCCGCAGCCTCCTCCGACTGCCGTAGAGTTTACCGAGGAGGAGATTCAGGTACTGCTAACCAAAGTTGACACCATGAGCGAGGCGGAGCTCAACGAGCTGGACAACCTCATCGAGGAGATAGACAGCAAGAAGAGAACACTGGAAGCCTATGATGACCTGTTGGTGTTTTGTCAGACGATGGAGCCGGGCTACAAGGTAGGTAGACACCACAGGATACTTGCCAGACTACTGATGGAGATAGAGAAACGGGACAAGGACAGGATTTGCATAAATATGCCGCCGAGGCACGGTAAGTCCCACCTGACCAGTACGTATTACCCAGCGTGGTATATAGGGCGGAACCCGACACACAAGGTCATGATGGCGTCCCATACTGGGGACTTGGCGGTAGACTTCGGACGTAAGGTTCGGAACTTAATCGCTACAGCCCAGTATAAGAAGGTGTTTCCGGGCGTGTCCCTTGCGAAGGACTCAAAGTCTGCCGGTAGGTGGAACACTAACTACGGAGGTGAATACTACGCCTGTGGTATCGGCTCGGCACTCGCTGGTCGTGGTGCACATATGCTTATCATTGATGACCCACACTCTGAGCAGGATGTGATAAACGGTAACTTCTCGGTATTCCAGAGGGCGTACGAGTGGTTTACCTATGGTGCGCGTACAAGGCTCATGCCCAGCGGGGCTGTGGCGATAATCCAGACAAGGTGGCATCAGGACGATCTGACTGGACGGGTTACGAAGGACATGGTTGATGTGCCAGACTCAGATCAGTATGAGGTAGTGGAGTTTCCGGCTATACTGGAGACAGAAGATGATGAGACTGGCAGGATAACAGAGAAAGCTCTGTGGCCTGAGTTCTTTGGGCTGACAGCCCTCAAGCGTACCAAGGCTTCCATGCCTACGTTTCAGTGGAACGCGCAGTACCAGCAGAATCCCACGGGGGAAGAAGCTGCGATAATCAAGAGAGATTGGTGGCAGGTATGGGAGAAAGATGACCCTCCTCCATGCGAGATAATCATAATGTCACTAGACTCCGCCGCAGAGACTCACAACAAGGCTGACTTTACGTCTATCACTACGTGGGGGGTGTTCTTCAATGAAAATACAGACATGCACAATGCCATCCTCCTCAATGCTATCAAGGAGAGGCTGGAGTTTCCTGAGCTGAAGGCCCGGGCTATGAAGGAGTACGTGGAGTGGGAGCCAGATGCGTTTATTGTGGAGAAGAAATCCTCTGGAGTGGCGCTGTACCAAGAGCTCAGACGGATGGGTATAGCTGTCAGTGAGTTTACCCCACATAGGGGGACTGGAGATAAGACAGCGAGATTAAACGCGATATCTGATATATTTAAGGAAGGGCTGGTGTGGGCTCCTCAGAAAAGATGGGCGGAAGAGGTCATAGAGGAAGTTGCGGGCTTTCCGTTTATGAGTAATGATGACCATGTGGACACAACCAGTATGGCAATGACACGTTTTCGACAGGGCGGGTTTGTGAGCTTAAAATCGGACGCACAGGATGAACCACGGTACTTCAAGCAGAGAAGAGGAGGGTACTACTGATGCCG